GATGACCCAGAGTCATTACGTAGAGAAAGAGAACATATTGCGGCTCAAACAAGAATGGACCCTAACTATATACCAATGGTAGCAGTATCTGCTAGAAACCAAAGAGGTAGAGTAGACCTTGTAAGGTTATTCCACAGTCTAAACGAAATGGAATATTTACCTATTAGGGACGAAATTAGAGAACGTGTAGCAGCTATGTGGGGTGTAACCCCAGCGTGGCAGGGTGCTCCCGATGCATTCGGTGGATTATCTCAGCAAACTCAGCAACTAGTTGTTATGAGTCGTGTTGTTGAAAGTGACCAAAGATTATTTCACGAGAAGGTATTTCCGCAATTATTAGATGCCTTTGGTGTTACGGATTACGAAATAGTTCTACCGCAACCTGAAGAGAAAGCTGAAAACACCAGACTGGCTCATGCACAACAGAAGATACAAATAGTAAATCAATTTGCACAATTAGGATTTGATATAAAACTAAAAGAACAAGATGTTGCACTTTTTGAGGCTGAATTTATTGTTAGTGGGGACCCAGTTCCTACTGCTAAGATGCAGGCTGAACAAGCTGCTATGCAACTTGAACAACAGAAACAACAAATGGAAATGGAACAACAGCAGCAACAATTGATGCAAGAACAACAAGAACAGCAAGATGAAATGATGGCTGAGGGTGAAGAGGGCGTTGAGGGGGAAGAAGGTGGAGAACCTATTCAGGCAATGCAGAAAGCATATAAACCACCATCACAACGTAAATTTAAAGGTAGAATGGGTGGAATAACACCAGACTGGAGTGACAAATCTCCAGACGAAGAGAGAGATATAGATGAATATGCTGAAGCTAGGGCAAAGAAAAATGAACTTACTTTGTCAAAATCTTGGGTAGAGTCTCTTGCTGAGAAGGGCTTTATGGCTCCCATAATCAAAGAGCTTTCTTCTGATTTATCTAAGATGTGGTTTTCTGAAAATAACATAGAATATGTAGCAAACTTAAATCCTAATGGGGTAACTCATGTAGAAAAAGCTGTTTTTTCAGGTCCACCAAAGAAAGAATATAGCAGTAACAAAACACCACAACAAGAAACTACAAGTAATATAGACGATGAATAATATTCAAAAAAAAGAACATAACCACTCTAAGGTTCAAGATGTATATAAAGTTGATTTAAATTTGCCAGTTGGTGAACAGAAAATCTTAAAGGCAGAAGGTGATTATGACCGAGGTTTATTAGTTAAACTTCTGAAAGATGGTGGGTACGAAGTTGCTTATTGGTTAGAGAAACCAGAAGTATATCCTATAGAAATTCTAATAGACGGTAAGTCCGTTGCTAAAGATGCAAAAACAGTTTCATTCCGATTTCATCCGGAGCTAGAAAAAGCTTGGATTACAAACCCTAGAGGCTCATTGGATACTAAAAATAAAAAAATCCAAAAAGAAAATGGCGGTGGCGGAAACGGTGGTGGAAATGGTGGAGGCGGTGCTACAGGAGGATTTGGTGGTACTGTAGCTGTTTCTACTGACTCTGGATTCTTTACACCAACATATGGTGGCGGTAGTGGGAGGAAACTAAATAGAGTTGACCGTAAGAAAAAAAAGAAAAAACGAACTGGTATACACCGGTTAGCTGATTTTATAAATGAATTTTCACCGGAAAGAAAAATGATAAAAAAGAACACAGCTTTTACAGTAGACCTAGTTAATTGGGTTGCTGAGGAACTAAAAAAAAGTGATGTTAAGTTTAGACAACAAAGTAGTTCTGAGGACATCAACCCGCAAACAGCAGTCGCAAAAGACCTTGAGGATAAAAACCCTGTTGAGTTTGATGCCAAGCCAGACAAAAATGCTGCTATCGAACAAAAAGATATGGAAGAAAAAATTAAAGCTTTAGACGATAAAGAAGATATAAAGCACAATGATAAACAAGAGCAGGGTGATGCTAGACAAGCAGCTCCTGCTGGATTAAATGTTCAACTCCAATATGGTTCTGGGCCAGAAAGAGGTGGTTTGGTTAGTGGTGGCAGACAGGACAAAAAGAGAGGTGTTGTTGAAGAGCTTGATGAAGAAACCGAAGACCTACCCTTTGAGAAGATTATAGGTAAGGACCTATATAAAAGGCTTTTAGGTAAATAGTTGCAAAAACATTCTAAAGATGATAGTGTAGTATTGTGCCCTAAATGTAATGGTCACATGTTTATTAACGAAGATAAGGACTTACAATGTATAGTTTGTGCGAAAAGATTAGTAACGGAGGTTCACTTTGATTACGATTCCCGAGAAGGCAAAATCAGAGATAATAAGAAGAAGAGTAATGGGGGTTTCATGGACAAAGATAGCCGAGTGGTTAGAAATGGAACATGGACTTCAGGTTCACCGAACAACGATTCAAAAGTGGTACGAGAAAAACCATTGGGAACCGGAAGAAGAACTCTTGGTAAACGAGGAAGGGACTGATAATCGAATCAAGATGGATAAGAAGCTTGCTACTTATAAAGGGGAAGCTAACCATTACAAAAAACTTTACAATGGACTTCTAAAAGATACCTTAAAGCAAGAACTTATTGTTGAAACTATTCAAGAACACACTAAAGGCTTTCCTGCTGTTCCTCTAAAACAACTAAACAATTCAGAAAAAACCCCGTTTGGTCAACAAAAACAAATAATGGTAGCTCCATTATCTGATACTCATGTAGGCGAACAAGTCTATAAAGAGCAAATGCGGAATTTAAATGAATACAATTTTGATATCTTTAACAAGCGTATGTATGGATGGGCTAACCAATTACTAAAACACGCTTCCTATAGAAGGCAGATTGCTCCAGTTGATGAGCTTATTATTCCTATGCTAGGTGATATGATTAGTGGGGACATACATGAAGAGTTAGCAAGGTCTAACCATATGAACAATATGGAACAAATGATAAAAGGAGCAAGTGTTATTGCTCAAGCATTGATGTATTTAGCACCTCACTTCACAAAAATTACAGTACCTTGTGTTGTTGGTAATCATGGGCGTATGACTAGAAAACCCCCTATGAAAGATAAGTATATGGATTGGGATTATATGCTTTACCAGTGGGTATCTACATTCTGTAAAAACCAAGAGAATTTAAATTTTCATATTCCAAAGAGTTTTATTACTACATTTAAGGTTCACGACAAGGTAGTTCTTATAATGCATGGTGATTCAATTTCTGGTGCGGGAAGTAGTGGTTCAATTACTGGAGCCATTGCTAAACTTAGAAGTGTTTTCCAATATAGAAAAGCATTACAAAGAGAAATTGAAGAAGCTATGGATGATGATGCAGAGATTGAGTTTGATAGTGTAATGATTGGACACTTTCATCGTATAGACGAAGTAGATATAGGAACTGGTGAATTACATATTTGTGGCACCATGAAAGGTCCAGATGAATTTGCATTACAAAGGTTACATGCGGCTACTAAACCAAAGCAGTTAGTTACTTATTGGCATCCTCAATACGGTTATGTAGGTAAAGATGTTATATATCTAAATCGTTATGACAAGAGTAAGAGAAAGTTTATAGACAAGAGTCCTGAAAAGTGGGGAGACTTAATAGGATAAACTAGTATAATAGTTTATGCCTAGACAAAGACAACCAAATACCAGACAGCAGAAGAATTTAGCCAAACTCTCAGAAGTTCTTATGAAAGGAATTGCTGAAGAAATTGTAGCAGAATGCGAAAAAATACTTCCAGCTAGCTCTTCTTCATTATCTGACGAAGTTGAAATAACTGCTAGTCCAAATGACATTTCTATAAAGTTCAGCGAAACTTTTGACCCTATACTTCTTCCATCAAAATATGCAGGCAAGTCTGTATTTCAAGCACGAGGAACAAATCCTAATAAAGGAACACTGTATAGTTATTCTGCTGAGACAAAACAGCATACTCGGAACACAAGACAAGGTAGAGTTCCTGTACGGGCTCACACTAAATATTATAGTCTGGGATATAAACCAGTAGAAGGAAAGGACGGCAAGTGGTATACAGCTAGTCCTAAGAATAACTTTGGATTACGTATGGCTCAATTAAAAATACAGCGGAATTTTGTACAGGATGCGTGGGATAAGGTGTATAGAAAAATACCAAAAGAATTTAGAAACCAGTTGCCCAAAGCAATTCAAATAATAGAATAGGAGAATACCATGGACATAAGTAAAGTAACCCCAACTCAAGAATTTATTATAGCACGCCATTCTAAAATGGTGGGAAAAGTATTAGATTTAGTAGAAGCATCACTACCCGAAGGTAATCAATGTGACAAACTTAAGAAGCTTTTACAAGTACCATTATACGATTTTCGTAACGAAATGATTCAATTAGAGTCTAAAGGCCTCCCAGATTCCGAATAGTTATATAATATATAATATAATTGAGTAGGATTTTTTGATTTCATGAGTATAATAATATAGCGTTAAATATAACGTTATATTTCTTTCCATAATTAAAAGGTCGGATGGCTAAGACCAACCTTTTATGAAGAATGAGAAGAACAAACTTAATTCATAGGAGGTTTTAATACTATGGCAGATGTAAACGAGAGGCTGGAAAAACAAATGGAAGGTACTAACCTTGCATTAGCAGCCGTAGCTGAAGTCCTACAAAAAATGGACGGACGATTAGCTAAAGAAGAAGAAGTTGCTGCCGCAAATGCACAGTTAGAAGCTGAAGCATTCGCTAAGGCTGAACTTGTGAAGTCTATTGCTCGAGAAGTAAAAGCAGTTCTTAAATCAGAAGAAGGAGCAGCTTACGCTGGTTCCGATGCTTCTGGTGACGAGAGAAAAGCTAGTGCAACAGGCAGTACTCCACAAAGTTCTGACGATTCTGAAAGTGATGCCGGAATAGAGGCAAAAATTGAGGAACAGCAAAACACAATCCAAGCCGCATATAACGGTGATAAAGATGAAAAAGAGATGGAAAAAGATGCTCACGATGATGAGGATAAGGAAGAGAAGGGGATGTATAAGGACGATGGCGATGATGAAGCCGCTGACGAGCCTGTAGAAGAGAAGGGTATGGATGATGATGACGATTCTGACGACATGAAAGCAATGAAGAAACAGTTAGCAGAAATGAAGAAACAGTTAGCATCAACAGAAGCTAACATTTCAAAAGCTGTTCAAACTGAATCTGAAGCTAGATTAAGAAAATTGGGATTCAGAGAAGAGACTGGACTACAAGCTCCGAAAATAGTTAATGGACTAGGTGTTGACGGAATGTCACCAATCCAAAAAGCTGCTGCTACGGACACACCAGCTCAACTTGCTGAACTTTCTTACTCAGAACTCAGAAGAATGCAACATAATATAGAAACAGGAAACACTGATGGTATCCCTAGGGAACTATTAGAAGGTTAATAATAAACAAACTATAGGAGATTATAAACATGGCTAATCCAAGTTTATCGGAATATCTTGCTCAGTCTCAACGAGGACTGTATCAGTCTGTATTCGGACCTGAATACTTACAGAAACAATCCTACTTTACAGTTGATACTGCTACAGGTGTATTCAACACGACATATGGTAGAAAAGTTTGGCAAGCTCTAAACAACCAAACCAGATTTTTCAACGCTATTCCCAGAGTGGTCTGGGGAAATACAGCTGGTTGGAGGGTAAGAACTGACAGAGGTTCTAGCCGTTCAAGACCAGTAACTGAAACTGGAAGTTTACCAACAGTTGACGTTTCCAACATTGAAACAATTTCTAGTTTACCTAGAATAATTTCAACTACTTTCGGTGCCTCAGTGAAGTCAGTATTCACAGCACAATTAGAAGGTGGTGTTGGTGATGTTCTTGCTTTGGAAAACGAAAATGCTCAGTTAGACCACATAAAAGAAATGAACGAAGAACTACTAGCTGGTTCAGCTTACTTAGCTTCAGCTGGTGCAACAACTTCATTCACAGTTCCAGCAGCAATTGCCAAACACTTCAAGATTGGTGACAAAGTTGGACAATACGACAACTCAGCAACAGACTTTGACAGAACTTCTGGTTCTACAGTTTCTGCTGTAAACACATCTACTGGTGTTGTTACAGTTGCTTCTGGTACAACTTTTGCTGACTCTGACGTAGCATTCATTCATTCAAGAGCAGGTTTGACATCTATTGATGACATTGTTGCTGAAGATGCTGCTGCTGTTGGTGGGCAATCATCAAGAAGTAGAGCATATGACTTGACATTAGGTGGTAGAACAGCTGGTGCATGGAATGCAGGAGCTTCTGTTTCTTATAACTCAGGAACAGGAAGAGCACTAAGTCTAAACTTATTAGACAGTGCAATACAAGCAATTAGAACAAATGGTGGAGAACCAAAACTAATCCTTTTGGGACACGACCAATACTTCAACTTAGAAAGATTGCTTAACNNNAACCAAAGATACTTAGGACAGGAAGAGTACCAAGTTGGTGTAGGTTCTGAAAGAACTTTCCCGGGTACAAGAACTGGACTAGTACTAGCTACTTACCAAGGTATTCCAATTATCCCAGACGCTGACGTTGCTAAGTCTGTATCAACAGCTGATGCAGTTCTAGGCTCAAACGTTTATGTTTTGGATACTGATTACTTAGAAATCGCTGTTGCTCAACCTACACAGTATATAGAGAACAGAGATTACTTCGCAGCAAACGCTCTAGTTGTTAGAGGATTACTCTACACTATGGCAGAGATGCGATGTAACAACATTTTTGTACAAGCAAAAATAGCTGACCTAAACTCATAAGTTTAGTGCTGATACTTGCGGGGGGACTTCGGTCCCCCTGCTTATTTATAAAAACTAGTGTATTTTGTGAGGACTGACAAGTGGCCAATAAGGACACACAGCTGAATTTAG